AGCGAGAGCAAGGCCCGGATCACCAAGGGCAGCGCCGGCGGCGGGGCCATCGACTACATGGTCCGGTCTTGCTTCCTGTTCGCCTCGATCGGTGTCGCCGCGGTGAAGAAGGCTGACGTTTCCCGCGTGACTGTCCTCCAGCTCCGAAAGAATAACGGCCCCGGCTCGCAGGAACACTTCGAGATCGTGAAGGCGCTCTGGCTCGACACCGTGCAGCGGAAGGGTTTCGCCGAGCAGATCCGCGCCCGATCCCTCGCCAACGCGAAGACGCTCCGAGCCAACGCGGAGACGTTCTCATCGGTGGCCGTGCAGTTCACCGGCGACAAGCGCAGCGCCGACCAGCTCGGCACCCTGCTGGCCGGTGCTTTCTCGCTGACCTCCACGCGGATCGCCACCGAGGAGTTTGCCAAGGACTGGATGGCGAAGCAGGACTGGACCGGCTTCAAGGCCGAGGAGATCGACAACGACGAGAACCAGTGCCTGTCCCACCTGTTCGCTGCGTCGATCCGCTACGAGATCGCAGGACGCCCGCTCACCCGGTCGATCTCCGAGGCCGTGGCAATCGCCAACGTGTCGGGCTCCTACCTGTCAAACGACCAACTCGGCGAGCGGAATGAGACCCGGGACGCGCTCCGCCGCCACGGGATCCTGATCAAGGACGGGCGGGCCAGCATCGCCAATCGGCACCCGGCGCTCGAGCGGATCTTCGCAGACACGCCGTGGGCTGGCGCGAAGTGGAGGCAGCAGCTCGAACGGGTGCCAGGGCATGAGAAGCACGAGGTGCTCAACTTCGGGCTCAACATCCGCCAGCGGGCGGTGTCGGTGCCGTTCTGATTTTCCAGCGCCGCTGATGCCGGCCCCATGTCGGGAGTAGCCCGGCACAGCGGCAACCCTATGACGACCCTATGCCGACCCTATGACGACAAGAGAACTCCAACTAGCCAAGCTCGCCGCGGCCAAGCTGAACGCGCCAGCCACACCGCCGAAGCCTGCCCGAGTCCCGAGGCCGCGCTGCACCCGAGTCGCTGCCGACTTCCATGCACGGATGAAGGCAGCGAACGCAGAATATGAAGCCGGGAAGCAGCACGGCGCGACGCTTGCCGCCATCGAGCGCAAGCACGGACTCACGCCGCGCTCGCTCAACAACTGGCGATCCTACCGAATGATTCATCAAACCGAACCGATCCGCAGAACCTACCTCAACCGAAAATGACCACACAGCAAACCGCAATCATCATCCGCGAGTGCATCCGCGAGGCCGCCAAGGCCAACGGCTGCAAGCCCAGCGAAGCACTCAACCCGCGAGTCATCGACCGGGCCGCGATCAAGGCGCGGGACGAAGCGATTCGCGACGCCTACGAGCAGGGAGTCGATAAAAACTCGCTCTCCATCGCGTTCGGCCGCACCATGCAGACCATCCTCACCGCACTCAGAAGAACACCATGCAAAGCCTAAAAATCGACCTGTTGAAGCTCACCGGAGCCCGCCCATTCACTGCCAAGGACGGCACCGCGTTCATCGCGATTCCGATCCAGGCGAACGCCGTCCACGTCGGCGAGAAAGGCTCCTACATGGAGCTGACGCTGATCCCAAATCGGGACGGCCCGGACAAATACGGCTACACTGGATTCGCTGCGGTGAACCTCACCAAGGAGCGCCGGGAAGCCGGAGAGAAGGGGCCGATCATCGGCAACTGGAAGCCGATCGGGCGGGCCGCTGCGGCACCTCCACCGGTGCAATCCGCGCCGGCCACGGACGACGGCGACGACATCCCGTTCTGATTCTGGCCTCGGAATTCGGCCCGCTTTCCCTGAGGGGAGGGCGGGCTTTTTCGTGGCCCGTTGTTGTTTGTTCAGGCATTACCTTTGATTTTCAACGGGTTACAGGTAACGGTAATTTCCGCGCAAGAGACGCTAATAAATAGAGAGAGAAATCTAGAGAGAGAGCCCCTATAGGAGAGCCTACTACTACTACTACTATCTATATTTAGTTGTTGTAGTAGTAGTAGGGGCCTTCCGCCATGATTTCCAATGGGTTAGCCTCCAACAGGGAATTGTTGCGGCCAGTAACCCTGTTACCTTCGATTTGCCGCTTGATTCCGTGCAGGTTCCCGGCAAGGTTCACCCGTCGCTGCCGCGACCCGGCTGAATCCCGGTGCATAGCAATGATCCAAAATCAAACAGCCTTCAGCTCTCTCCATCTGCCCGTCATTGCCGGGGATTCACGGGTGGGGAGAGCTGAGGGTTTTTTCGTTCCATGATCATCGACCCAGAATTCAAGGCGCTCATCCCGCCACTCGCGCCGGAAGAACTTGCGCAACTCGAAGCCAACATCCTCGCCGACGGCTGCCGGGATCCGCTCGTCACTTGGCAGGGCATCCTGATCGACGGCCACAACCGCTTCGCGATCTGCTCGAAGCACGGCCTGACGTTCCAGACAGTCGAGCGCGAGTTCGCCGACCGGCAAGCTGCCGAGCTGTGGATGATCGGAAACCAGATGGGCCGTCGCAACCTTGAGAACATCGACAAGGTGCCGCTGCTCGAACGCAAGCGGGAGATTCTGGCGGGGCAGGCGAAGGAACGGCAGATCCGCAAGCCCGCTGATTCTGTGGTGGAAAATTTACCACCGCAAACCGACAAAACCCGCGACGCCGTCGCCGCCGAGATCGGCGTCTCAGGCAAGACCTACGACGCGCTCCGCAAGGTTTCCAACGAGGGCACGGAGGAACTCAAGCAGGCCGTGAGGGACAAGAAAGTCGGAGCGTCCACTGCCGCCGACATCGCGCAGCTGCCCGCCGAAACCCAGCGCGAAATCTCCAGCCTGCCGACCCGGAAGGAGATCGTGGAGGAAGTGAAGAAGCACGTTCACGTCTCGCAGAACAGCGGTGAAAATGAGTGGTACACCCCGCCGCAATTCATCGAATCCGCCCGCCTCGTCATGGGCAGCATCGACACCGATCCGGCGTCCAATCCCATCGCCAATGCCACCGTGAAGGCCACCCGGTTCTTCACGAAGGACGAGGACGGATTGCAGCAGAAATGGGAAGGCAACGTCTGGATGAACCCTCCCTACGCTCAACCGCTCATGAGCCAATTCGCCGAAGCGATCTCGGAGAAGTTCGAGAGCGGCGAGATCGACCAGGCGATTATCCTTGTGAACAACGCCACGGAAACTCAGTGGTTCCAGCGAATGGCAAGCGTCGCGTCCGCCGTCTGCTTCCCGAAGTCTCGCGTCAAGTTTCTCGACCCGAACGGCAAGCCAGGCGCACCGCTTCAAGGGCAGGCGATCATCTACATGGGCGACTCAAAACGAGTCTTCCGCGACGAGTTCCGGAAATACGGCGCAATCTTCGCATGACTGGCGACACCGGCAAAATCCGATACCCGGCCCGGTCATCCCAGTTGATCGACTTCAGCGGGATCCGCTACGGGAACGCCACACCCTCAAACGTGGACGGGCTGCTCGAACTCGATGGCAAGCTGTTCGTGATCCTCGAATACAAGCACAGCAGCGCGCAGGAAATGCCACGAGGGCAACGGCTGATGATTGAGCGGCTCGCCGACCAGCTTGGTTCCGGCCAGTGCTACAGCCTTGCCGTCGTAGGCATCCACAATGCAGCCATCGGCGAAGAAATTGACGGCGCGAACGCGATGGCCAGCGAAGTGAGATGGCGCGGTCAGTGGCGCGATCTCAAGGGGCGAAAGTTCACCGTCAAGCAGTGCGTCGACCACGCCTACAACTTCGTTTTCCACGAGCCATTCTGAGGCTTGCAATCCCTCCGAAACCCGCCATTCTCCCCTCGTAGTATCCCTGCCGGGCTTCGGTCATCCCACAGTGCCGCCGGCAGGGCTCCACGAAGGAGTTCATAACCGCCCGCCGCAGGCCGAGCGCGACAACTGGGGAGCCTGCACCACCACCGCCATGATCGCCTACCTCGAAGCACTCCGCGCCTTGCTCAAACGCAAGGCCGCGCCTTCGACGTTCAAGAGCGCCGACTGGCAGGCCGTGGCACCGGCGATCCGCCAGCGGTCGTTCTTCTCGGCGACCGTCACCTCGGCGAAGGTGCTCAACCGGATGCGGAATATGCTCCTGGACTGGCAATCCGGCGCGACCCAGACCGTCACCAACCCGACCACCGGAGCCGAGGAAACCGTCTACAAGGTCAACGGCCTCGCCGAGTTCCGCGAGCGTGCAGGAACGCTCCTCGTGTCCGAGGGACTGGCAACGCCGGCCGATTTCAAGGACACCCGGATCAGCAACGTGGTGTCGAACGCCCGCCTCCAGCTCATCTTCAACACGAACACCGAGCAGGCGCAGACCTTCGCCTACTGGCAGACGCGAGTCATGAACCCGCGCACGCTCAACCGATGGCCCGCCGCCCGATTCTTCCGTCGTCCTGGCGCAGTCACTCCCCGCGATCGGCACGTCGCCGCGGAAGGCCAGGTCCGCCGCTACGACGACTTCGAGTTCTGGCTGTTCCAGAACGCTGCCGACATCGGGGGCTTCGAGGTGCCGTGGGGGCCGTTCGGGTTCAACTCCTACATGACCCAGCAGCCGGTCAGTCGGAAGGAGGCCGAGGCGCTCGGCCTCGTCCGCCCCGGCGAGGTGCTGGTCGTCCCCGATCTGACCCGGTTCGGGATCACGCCCGCAAAGCAGCTCAACACCGGCGTGGAGGCCGATGTGGACGATCTGCCGCCTGACCTACGCCGGGAGGCCATCGCAGCCGTGACGGCGCGTCTGGGGCCGAATGCGCTCGACTCACGCGGCAGGCCGACGCTGGATGCGTTGAAGAGGGCGCGCAACTTGTGACAATAATTCCCCTGTATGAAAATCGAGCAGCTACCAACCGACACCCTGATCCCCTACGCCCGCAACACGCGGACCCACTCCGAGGCGCAGGTCGCGCAGATCGCCGGGTCGATACGTGAATTTGGTTTCACCAATCCCGTGCTGATCGACGGCGAGAACGGGATCATCGCCGGCCATGGCCGCGTGCTGGCCGCGCAGAAGCTCGCGCTGGGCAAGGTGCCGTGCATCCGGCTTGCACACCTCACCGACACGCAGCGCCGCGCCTACATCATCGCCGACAACAAGCTCGCTTTAAATGCAGGCTGGGACGAGGAGCTGCTCGGGCTGGAGCTGGCCGACCTGCGGGAGGATGGGTTCGACCTGGAGTTGACGGGGTTCGATGGGGACGAACTCTCCAACCTGCTGGCCGAGACCACCGAAGGCCAGACCGATCCAGACGAGGTGCCGGAGCCGCCGGTCGATCCTGTATCGGTGCTGGGCGACGTGTGGGTTCTCGGGCGGCACCGTGTTGTTTGCGGAGATGGAACCTCGCCTGACTGGATCGGCCACGACAAAGTCGGATGTGTCGTATTCGATCCCCCTTGGGATGCTGACTGCGCGTCGTCACCTCCGTGCGTCGAATACGATTCCCTCCTGGCGTTCACTGACTGCCAGCGGCTGTCTGATGTCGTCAGCCTGTTCGGCGGGCCTGCGTGGCTGTTCGTCTGGGATTGCGTCTCTTCGTGGTATACGCCCAACCGACCACTGAAACGCGGCAAGCTCGCCGCCTGGTTCGGCGACGTAAAGGCTTACAACCCAGACGGCAGTCACTACGGAGACGCTGGGGAGAAACGAGAGGTGAAGAACTCCCGCGGTGCCTACGAGTTCAGCCCGGACCCGAGAGGGAAGCATCTATCAGATGTGTTTTCTCAGCCTATCACGAAGCTGCACTCCGAAGGAGACGGGGCCGAGCACAAACACAGCAAGCCTATCGACTGGATGCGAATGCTGATCGCGAATTGCAGCGAGGGCGTGATCGTGGATCCATTCGCCGGAAGCGGCACAAGCATTATCGCAGGCGAACAACTGGGCCGTCCCGTCGTCGCCTGCGAAATTGATCCTGCAAACGTGGATGTGATTGTCTCTCGCTGGCAGCGATTCACCGGAAAGGTCGCCACCAACGAGAAAACCGGTCAACCTTTCGGCGAATGAAGATCCTCGTCATCCTGCGTCCATGTGTCCTCGAAGTCCTCGGTGAACGAGTAAATGGTTTGGCCGCTCTCGTCGGTGGTCGAGAAATACGGGACGCCTGCGGTGTTGGTATGGTTGGTGATGTTGCTCATGGCGAGCGAGGTCTAACCCATTGAAAGCAAGTGACAAGAGAAAAAATCACAGTTGAGCCCGCCAAGCGCAAAGCAGGCCGCCCGAAGCACGAGGTGACCGAGGCCATGACCCGGCAGATCGAGATGCTGTCGGGCATCGGCGTGCCGGTCGACCAGATCGGGCGCGTGGTCGGGATCGACAAGAAGACGATCCACCGGCACTACCGGGACG